CAACAAACCCAAATGAAGGAGACAAAGTGGACAACACTACCGAACCAGTCGCTCCTGCCGTTGAACCGGTAGCAGCTCCAGAAGTCGAACCTGTACAGGCATCATCACGACCTGCCTATTACACAGCACCACGATCACCAATCGTCAATAAAGTTTCTTATCTTGAGCATTATCTCAAGGCAACAATTTTGCATGATGAGGATTCACGCCAATATGTAAAGGCTGCCGATAACACAACATCGACAGCACCCGGCATGATTCCAACACCACAAAGCACACAAATTGTCAATGCACTTGCAAACGCAGATCGCGGAATGATCGATGCATTAAGTCGCGAAACCTTAGATAGCGTTGGAATGACTTTTGAGATTCCTCGTGTAACTGGCGTGCCAACCGTGGCAAACATTGCAGAAAATGCAGCTGTTACAGAGTCAAACCTCACAGCAACATTTTTAAGCGTACCTGTTCAATCATTTAAAGGCCGCGCAATTTCAACAGTCGAATTGATCGACCGAAGCCGTCCAGAGTATTTAACAGCTCTTTTGCAGAATCTTGAATTTGCTTATGCAAAAGTAACTGATGAATTTGCCGTTGGCACAATTGCCGGAGCTGGACAACAGACCGGTGTTAATGCAAACACAGCAACGGGATTCTTGGGATTCACATCTCAAGCCGCCGGTGCTGTTTATGGATCATCACTTGGATTTGCTCGCAACATTGTTGTGAGTCCGGGACAATGGACCAACATAATGGGCTATAACGACAATGGCGCACCTCTATACAATGCGGCACAACCTTCCAATGCCGCCGGAAATGTGAGAGGCGATTCATTGCGCGGTGTAGTTTCACCGGGTCTTAACCTCTACGTTTCACGCTCAATTGGTAACGCTGGCCCAACAACATCAACCGGAGATTTCTCAATGGTTGTTGTCAATCCAGATGCATGGACATGGTACGAAAGCCCACGTTTTAACCTACGCACCAACATCAACAGCGATGGAACCATTGATATTCTTTACTATGGTTACGGCGCAATTGCTCCAAAGATTCCATTTGGCGCATGCTGGAACCAAAACTAACTGATCATCGGTAGCGGTCGCTCCCGAACGCTACTTATACGAAAGGAACCGAGATGCCGGCAATCGTTACAGCTGCACAGCTGAGACAAATTCTTGGTGTCTCGGTTTCTTTGTACTCAGATGCTCAGCTTGAATCATTTATTGATGCAGCTGAACAAACCATTTTGCCTTTACTCACGCAATACCAATCATCGGTGACTTTTGCCAATGTGAGTGATTCCGTCATTTACTTCACCACAATGCGGCCAAATTACTTTGTGCCGGGTCAGTCTGTTGTAGTAACCGGGGCCGGAATCTATAACGCAACCTACACAGTCACCGATGATCGTATTGAGCCATATACATTTACCGCTGCAACAGCGGCGGCTGATCGTACTTACCCATTGCCGTTTATTCCTAGCGCATTGGCTACCTTATCCGGTGGATCAGCCGCATCACTTTATGCAAACACGCCACCCATTGAAAACGCAATTTTGGTTGTGTCGGTTGAGATTTTTCAGAGCATTACAGCTCCCGGCAATCAAATTATGTCAGACAATTTTCAGCCATCCCCATTTATTTTAGGCCGCAGCTTGAGCAACAGAGTAATTGGCCTTTTAGGTCCATTTTTAGATGTCGAAACGATGTGCCAATGACCATCGAGGCAGACATTCGCACACCATTGCAAACCGCACTATCAACCATTGCGGCCAATGTGTATAACGGCATCCCAGAGACAATGACATCACCAAGCATTTGTTTAGTGCCCGGATCACCGTATCTTGAAAGCCTTTTGATAAACGGGGCAACCACAAAAGTTAAAATAAATTTTAACGTCACCGGTGTAGTTGGTTATTCCAATAACGCCGCAGCTTTAGACAATCTGGAACAATTGATGATTAGCATCATCAGCACAATGCCGGCAGGTTATGAAGTCGGCGATGTGAGCAGCCCACAACCATTGGAAGTCGGTGCCGGTAAGTATCTTACGGCCGATTTACAAATAAGCACTTACTACACCGACTAAGGAGAAACCATGCCAACAACAATAATCACGGGCAGAGACATTACTTTCACCATTGATGGTGATGACTTTGATGCTCAAGCTACATCAGCAACTTTGACAGTTGATTCAACAATCAACACTTATCAAACACTTGATGGAAAAGCCTATTTTACAACAGACACTCAAGGCACATTTGCCGTTGAAATGCTTGCAGACTGGGGAGCAGCATCATCATTGTGCGAAGCTCTTTGGACAGCTGCAACAAACGCACCAAACACCGGATTGCCCGTGGTATTGGTAGCCGATACAGGTGCATCATTTGCATTTGATGTTCAGCCAATATTGCCATCAGCCGGCGGCACAGCTCCAGATGCACAAACGGTTTCATTGTCATTCATGTGTGTGACAACGCCAGTCTTGACAATTAGCTAAGAAAAGGAGTCGGGAGCATGAAACTACCAATATCAATTGAATACAGTGGTGGTCTTACAGAAACCTATTTGGCGCAGCCGCCGGAATGGGCAAAATGGGAGACCAAGACTGGCTTTACTATTCAGCAAGCTCAAGAAAAGATCGGAATTTCTGATCTGATGTTTTTGGCGTATCACGCCATGAAACGTGAGTCCGCTGGTAAGCCTGTTAAGCCATTTGAAGTCTGGATGGAAACAGTCGTCGATGTTACAACTGGTGACAACGACCCAAAAGTCACCAGCGCGGAAGCCTAAATTACAGCATTGTTTTTCTAGCTATCGAAACTGGAATTGCAATGAGTGAGTGGCAAAGCGCGGAGGATATATTAACGGCACTAGATATTATTAAGGAGCGAGCAGATGGCAAAAGAAAGCATCGCTTATGATAAATCCGATCTGCGTAAAATTACTGCTTCATTCAAAGCAATGGATGCCGAAGCAATTGCCCAAGCCAAAATTGTCAGCGGCGAATTAGCCACTTACGTCCAAGACAAGATTATCCAAGCCGCTGGTCGCACTCGAAATAAGCCGGATGACAGAATTGCATCAGGCTCTCGTGTATCAAAATCATCAAAGATTGGTGAGTTATCTTTTGGTTTTGCGGCTCAAAAGTTTTCAGGCGGCGCGACAACTCAACAGCTCTGGGGCGGTTATGAATTTGGCTCCAACAAATTTAAGCAATTTCCAGTCTGGTCGGGCAGAGAAGGTCGCGGCTCAAAAGGCTGGTTTATCTATCCGACTTTGCGAGCCGAGCAACCAAATATCATTGCCAAGTGGGAAAATGGCTTCAATAAGATATTGAAGGAGTGGTGATGGCTGCACAAAGTAGAACGCTCAAGCTCTCCATTCTTGCTGATGTAGATCAACTCAAAAAATCGCTAGCAAAAGCTGATGACAACGTTAAATCGTCGGCCACCAAGATTGGAGATTTTTCAAAAAAGGTTGGATTAGCATTTGCCGCAGCTGGAGTCGCCGCCGGAGCCTACGCGGTCAAATTAGCCGTCGATGGAGTTAAATCAGCGATTGAGGATGAAGCTGCTCAGGCACGATTGGCGACAACGCTTGAGAACGTAACCGGCGCAACCGATGCACAAATCGCAGCCATAGAACAACAAATCTTAAAGACTTCATTGCTAACCGGCAAAACCGATGATGAGCTTCGTCCGAGTTTTGATCGGTTAGTCCGCTCAACCAAAAATGTTGAGGAAGCCGCACGATTACAGGCTTTGGCTTTAGACATTTCAGCCGGTAGCGGCAAAAGTTTAGAGGCCGTCACAAACGCATTAGCAAAAGCCTCTGAAGGTCAGAACACAGCTCTTGGCAAATTAGGCGTTGGCATAAGTGCCGCTGATCTCAAGACAATGTCATTTGAACAGATCACGTCAAAACTAAGCGACACTTTTGCAAATCAAGCATCGATTCAAGCTGACACATTTGCAGGCAAAATGGCCAGACTTAATGTTGCATTTGATGAAGGTAAAGAGACAGTCGGGTCATTTATTCTCGATGCCATCACGCCATTAGTTTCAGGCTTTGTCAATAAGGTTGTCCCAGCGATCCAAGATGTCGCAGCTGAGATTGGGCCAAAACTTACGCCAATCTTTCGTGTATTAGGTGATTATTTTACAAATGTCTTAGTGCCAGCATTTAGCGCGTTATATGACTTCATCAAAGATTATATTGTCCCAATTCTTAACGTTACATTGATTCCAATTATCAAAGCTGTATTTTCGGCGTTTAATCAGATTAGTGATGCGCTAGTCGATAACAAAGACAAACTTGAACCTTTACAGAGTGCTTTTATGGCATTTGCTGGATTTATCCGAGACGTTATTGCTCCCATTATTGGCTCATTTGTCAGCGGTACAATTGGAATCATCGCCGACGTCATTTCTGGATTGATCGGATTGGTTGCAAATGTGACCGATGTTATTCACAATTCATTTATTTCAGTAAAGGAATTTTTAAGTGGGATAGTCAATTCCATTTCAAACACTACACAAAATTTAATTGCAGGAATGTCAGACGAAATCTTTGGAATTGTGGCAATCTTACAAGGTATTGTTGAAAATGTTCAAAGTGCCGTAATTTCAGGCTTACGCGGTGTGCGAAACTTTTTTAGCAGCGTTGTAAATTTCATTTCAGACAATGCCAGCGATTTAGTCTCACCAATTGTCAATGTGTTCCGCGCGGCAATTAACACAATCATTGGTCTTTGGAATCGTTTGGATTTCCGAATTACTTTTGATGTGCCGTCATGGGTGCCA